TAATCAGGGTTTCCAAGGCGACCGTGGTTTTCAAGGCTTCCAGGGTGAAAAAGGTTATCAGGGATACCAAGGCTCACAAGGACAAGACGGAACACAAGGCTTCCAGGGAGACCAAGGAAATCAAGGCTTCCAGGGTGACCAAGGGCCACAAGGTTTTCAGGGCGACCAGGGTCCTCAAGGCTTCCAAGGCGACATGGGACCTCAGGGTTATCAGGGATACCAAGGACAGTCTGACAAGTACGCTACAACAAGTTCAAGCGACTACACACTTGCTACTGGTTCTGGTGACATTACAGTTGCAGCAGGTCTTTCATACACACCTGGACAAGAAATTGTTATTGCCAACGACAGCACGCACTATGTAGTTGCTACTGTTGACTCATACGACCCAGAAGGCGGAGCACTTGCCTTTACAGTTGGCACCACACCGGGTGACGTTGTTGGTTCTGGCGAATTCACATCATGGACAGTAAACCTTAACGGTGCTGTTGGTGTTCAGGGTACGCAAGGTTTCCAAGGAGACCAAGGCCCACAAGGCTTCCAGGGCGACCAAGGAAACCAAGGATTCCAAGGCGACCAAGGTCCGCAGGGATTCCAAGGAAACGACGGAAACCAAGGATTCCAGGGTGACCAGGGTCCTCAGGGATACCAAGGACCACAAGGAGACCAAGGATTCCAAGGTAACGATGGTCCACAAGGTTATCAGGGAGACCAAGGAAACCAAGGATACCAAGGAGACCAAGGACCTCAGGGTTACCAAGGTGACATGGGTTACCAAGGTTACCAAGGCCTAGGATTTAACTATCAAGGTGCATGGAATGACACAACCGTTTACAACCTTAATGACGTTGTATCATACAATGGTTCATCATACGTAGCGCTTGCTAACAACGACGGAGAACAACCAGATGTAACTGGATTCTGGTCACTTATTGCATCCAAGGGCGACCAAGGAAACCAAGGTTACCAAGGTGACCGTGGATTCCAAGGTTACCAAGGAAATCAAGGATACCAGGGCGACCGTGGATTCCAAGGTTACCAAGGTAATCAGGGTAACGACGGTACGCAAGGTTCACAGGGTAACATCGGTGACCCAGGTATCTACGAGTCAAATGACGGCGTTCCACCAATGGACACTAACATCCTTTGGCTTGACGAGACCGCAACCGCATCTCCACCAAACGCAACAGAACTACAGGGATACCCAGTTAGTGCAACCGCCCCTACTGAAGGACAAGTTCTTGTCTTCACCAGTGGTGTTTGGACTCCAACAACTCTGTAACAACTAAACCTTTTCTGTGCCGCGGGTCTGTAATGGACCCGCGGCACACAGGTTTGCAGTACAATTAATGTAATATTTCGCTACCAAATAAGGTAAATTATGGCACAGTTAAAATACTGGAATGGCTACTCTTGGGTTGAGGCCGTCATTGGAGCACAAGGTTTTCAAGGTAACCAAGGAGCAACCGGTGTTTTTGAAGGCTCAACGCCTCCATCAGATACCTCTATTCTTTGGCTCAATACTGGGGCACAAGGAAATGGAACACAAGGTCCTCAAGGTTATCAAGGAACGCAAGGCGTCCAGGGTTCAACGGGTGCCACGGGTGCACAAGGATATCAAGGGAACCAAGGATATCAAGGTGAACCTTCAACGGTTCAAGGGCCGCAGGGTTATCAAGGCTATCAAGGCTATCAAGGTGTTCAAGGCACCCCCTCTAGTGCCAATCCTCACGGTGCTGTTTTTCTTGTAGACGACACAAATTTTTTTAGTGCCAGCACATACACCTCTGGTTCTGCCGGAGCCGAAGGCGGCTCTGGTGTCGGCGCATACATTCAAGCAAATTCAAATGGTGTGTTTAGCATTGACGCTATTACGCCATCTGTTGGCAATCGAATTCTTTTTTCCGCTCGCACAAATTCTATTGAAAACGGTGTTTACACAGTAGACACTGTTGGAACATCAAGTAGCAAATGGAAAGTTATTCGTTCACATGATTACGACGGTTCAACCGCTGGTCTAGTAACACAAGGTGACTACTTTTTGGTAATTGAAGGTCACGACGCTGGTAAAACTTACATTCAAGTTAATCAAGGTACCGGTCCTGATTACGACATTCTTGTTGGAACAGACGCAATCAACTTTACAGAAGTTGGTGGAATTGGACCTCAAGGATATCAAGGACCGCAAGGTGCACAAGGTTATCAAGGTTCAACGGGTGCCCAAGGAACAACTGGTGCTCAGGGAACGACAGGAACACAGGGGCCTCAGGGTTCTACCGGTTCTACCGGTTCACAAGGAACTACGGGAGCAACTGGTTCTCAAGGAACAACCGGTTCTCAAGGTTACCAAGGTGTTCAAGGATATCAAGGTGCAACAGGAAACCAAGGTCCACAGGGAACTCAGGGCTATCAAGGTAATCGTGGATATCAAGGTTATCAAGGCGACACAGGTTCGCAAGGTTTTCAGGGAAACACTGGCGCACAAGGTTCGCAAGGAACAACTGGTTCTCAAGGAACGCAAGGCTCTACCGGAGCGCAGGGTTCAACAGGCGCTCAAGGCAATCAGGGTTTTCAGGGAGCACAGGGAGCACAGGGAGCACAGGGCTCGCAGGGATATCAAGGAAACCAAGGATATCAAGGTCAATCAGACAAATACGCTTCAACAAGTTCTTCTTCTTACACACTTGGTGTAGGAACACAATCAATAACAATTGGTACGGGATTGTCTTGGACACCAGGACAAGCATTAATTATTGCTAACGATAGTTCTCATTATGTTGTTGCAACCGTTAATACTTATAATTTGGGAACCGGTGTTCTTAACTTTACCGTTTCTTCTTCGCCAGGAAGTGTTGTTGGTACAGGAACATTTACTTCTTGGACTATAAACCTAGACGGTGCAGTTGGTGTGCAGGGTTCACAGGGTAATCAGGGAACACAGGGTTCTACTGGCTCGCAGGGACCACAAGGTTTTCAAGGTAATCAAGGATTCCAGGGTGTAACCGGTGCGCAAGGTTCTACCGGTTCGCAAGGAACACAAGGCTCAACTGGGGCACAGGGTGCTCAAGGAAATACTGGAGCGCAAGGTTCAACAGGAGCGCAAGGTGTTCAGGGTTCAACTGGTTCGCAAGGTGCTCAAGGTAACACTGGAGCAACGGGACCACAAGGTACGCAAGGAACGCAGGGAACACAAGGTGTTCAGGGCTATCAGGGTGCTCAAGGAAATCAAGGTTTTCAAGGTTATCAGGGATACCAGGGATACTCAGCAGCAACTACAAATGTAGTTCTTACTGCGCCGTTTGAAACAACGACAGTTTCGGGAACAGCCCTCAGTGGTTCAACAGCAGCAGCGCTTAACGCATCTTCTGCATCCTTCTATTACTACACAGCAAATCCTACCGCAGCCTTTGCTGTAAATATTACAAACGCACCAACCACAACTGGTCAGTCGGCAACATTTACAATGCTGGTAAATAACGGTTCAACTGCTTACTTGCCATCAAACATTACAATCAATACAAATCAAGCAGGTGCTTCATCTTCTGCCCTTCCCGCCGAAGGTGCAACAAACAATGGAATCACTACTCGTTATCAGGGTGGAACCGCATGGAGTGCCGCCGATGCATCAACAATTGACGCATATAACCTTGTTGTTATTTGCACCGGTTCAAGTGCATGGACGCTTCTACTAAGTCTGACAAAGTTCTAAGGAAATATTTATGGCACAACTCGAATATTACGATGAATTATCAGGTCAGTGGATAACAGCGGTTGTAGGTTCGCAAGGACCGCAGGGCGAACGTGGCTTTCAAGGTTTCCAAGGATTTCAAGGTGTACAAGGCACAACTGGTGCAACGGGCAATCAAGGAACGCAAGGTTCTACTGGTGCTCAGGGTTATCAGGGTTCTCAAGGAACTGTTGGTGCGCAAGGCAATCAAGGAACGCAAGGGTACCAGGGTCCACAAGGCAATCAAGGTTATCAAGGCATGCCTTCAACCGTTCAAGGTCCACAAGGAAACCAAGGGTTTCAAGGTGATACTGGACCTCAGGGCTCAACCGGAACAACCGGTGCTCAGGGAACACAGGGTGTACAAGGAACGCAAGGCGTTCAAGGCAATCAAGGTTTTCAGGGTTACCAAGGATACACGGGTTCTCAAGGTTTACAAGGAACCCAAGGCGTCACAGGAGCACAAGGACAACAGGGATATCAAGGACAGACCGGCTCCCAAGGTTCTACCGGTTCTCAAGGAAATCAAGGCTTCCAAGGCAATCAAGGTTTTCAAGGAGAAACAGGTGCACAAGGTACAACTGGTTCACAAGGAACACAGGGCAATCAAGGCAATCAGGGTTTCCAAGGCAATCAAGGATATCAAGGTGTTCAAGGTTCAACTGGACCTCAAGGTGCAACAGGCTCGCAAGGATATCAAGGCAACCAAGGTAATCAAGGCAACCAGGGTAACCAAGGTTTTCAGGGCAATCAAGGGTATCAAGGAAACCAAGGCTTCCAAGGAACACAGGGTTATCAAGGTTTTCAGGGTCGTGCAAGCACAAACAACGCTCACAACGCAGTAGCAGTTGCCGATACATTCGGTACAACTAATGCATCTACATACACCGCTGGTACAACAGACCTTAATGGTGGTACTGGTATTGGTGCAAAACTTACTGCCACCTCTTATGGCGCACTTGTAATTGATGGTCACACGGTGGCCCTAAACGAACGTGTACTTGTTGCCGCCAACACTAACGCTAAATACAATGGTATTTATCAACTAAGCACTTTAGGAACGGGAAGTGTTTATTGGGTTCTTACCCGCGCTACCGACTATGACGATAGCGTAATCTCTGACGTTAACCAAGGTGACTATGTTTTAGTCATTTACGGTTCTGCCAACATTGGTAAAACGTACATGGAAACAGAACTTGGTTCTTATTCCGACGGCTCCATTATTATTGGAACCGACAACATTCTTTTTGCACAAGTTTCTGGTCAGGGTGCTCAGGGTTATCAGGGTGCTCAAGGTGCCGGTGGCGCTCAAGGATACTACGGTTCTTTCTGGGACACCACAACGCAAAGTGCTTCTGCAACAAATACAAAGTACGACATTACTCTTAACAGCAAGGGTGACAGAAGTGGCGTAGACGTTTCCTCGGGTTCGCACATTGTTATTGCAAACCCAGGTGTGTACAACGTACAGTTTTCTGCGCAACTTAAACGCAATTCTGGTGGTACCGGAAACGCTATTATTTGGATTAACCAAAATGGTACAGACATTGCGGCATCAGCCGGTGACGTTCAACTAACAGGTAACAACTACGCAATTATTCAATCGTGGAATTACCTAATTACTACCACAACTGCTAATGAGTACGTAAAATTTGTTTGGTTAACAGATGACACTGCTATTCAAATAGTTAATATTGTTGCCGGTTCACAGGCGCCAGCAGCGCCTTCAATGATTGTCACCGTACAGCAGGTTATGTATACCCAGGTCGGCCCACAGGGTTACCAAGGAACAACTGGTTCACAGGGTGCAACAGGTTCACAAGGAGCCACGGGTGCGCAGGGTTCAACTGGGGCACAGGGTTCACAGGGATACCAAGGCACACAGGGCGTACAGGGTTCAACGGGTTCGCAAGGTTCAACAGGCGCTCAAGGACCTCAAGGCGTACAGGGTGCAACAGGAAGTCAGGGTGCAACTGGTTCTCAAGGAAGTACGGGTGCTCAGGGTTCTACGGGTTCTCAAGGTAGCACTGGAGCACAGGGAAGCACGGGTGCTCAAGGCTCAACTGGGGCACAGGGACCTCAAGGATATCAGGGTTCTACTGGTACGCAAGGTTCAACTGGTTCGCAGGGAGCGCAAGGCGCCACTGGTGCACAAGGAACACAGGGTGTACAAGGCTCACAGGGCAATCAAGGTTATCAAGGAACGCAAGGCTATCAAGGCAATCAAGCAAGCGTTGCACTTGGAACAACCTCAACGGTTTCATATTCAACCGGAGCATCAGTTACAAATACAGGTACGCAAGGTGCTGCTGTATTTAATTTTAGTCTTCCTCAGGGTCCTCAAGGATTTCAAGGAAACCAAGGCTTTCAAGGGACACAAGGAAATCAGGGTACTCAGGGCTCTACTGGTCCTCAAGGAACACAAGGAAACCAAGGTTCAACCGGAGCACAAGGAAGTCAGGGTTCGCAAGGTTCTACTGGCTCACAAGGCTCACAAGGTTCCACTGGAGCACAAGGACCTCAAGGATATCAGGGATACCAGTCAGGCATTACCATTGGTACAACAACAACCGTTGCTTACACAAGCAGCGCTGCTGTAACCAACTCTGGTTCTCAAGGTGCGGCGACACTTAACTTTAGTATTCCACAGGGCCCTCAAGGCGCAACCGGTTCTCAAGGTTCACAGGGTAATCAAGGTACGCAGGGTACGCAAGGATATTCAGCCGCAACCACAAACGTAGTTCTTAACTCACCGCTTGAAACAGTTTACGTTTCATCTGGTTTGACTGGTTCAACAAACGTTTATGTAACAACTAATGCAACTAATATTTTGTACACATCTGCAACCGGTAACTTTTCATTTAACGTTGCCTCAACATCAAGTGTTTCTCTTAACTCGCTTATGTCCAACAATCAATCTGTGACTTTTTCTGTGCAAATTGTTCAAGGAAGTACTGCTTATTATTGCACAGCACTTAGCGTTGACGGAAGCGCTCAAAGTGTTTATTGGCAGGGTGGAACAGCGCCAACGGCAGGAAACGCTTCTGTTATTGACGCCTACACATTTACTATTACAAAAACCGCATCAGCAACTTACACGGTTCTAGGAAGTTTGACAAAGTTCTAATGCCACAATTTTCAAACCACACGTATTTTGACAACACCGGAAACAGTAAATCAACAGGTTTTTCTTCCGGCACAAACATTCGATATTTTACTCCACAACCAGGAAGCCTGGAAGTTAGCGCTTCATCAGCAACTCTTGAAGTTATGGACGTAGGTAATTGGGAAGCAGTTTTAGATTACTTGGGCATCAACCCAGAGGAATAGACTATGAAACCATTTATTGCAAACACATACGTTCAAGGAACTACTGTTCAGTTCTTTACCTCTAAGCCGTTTTTGGCACAAGACAACGTAACCATTATTGACCCAGACCAAGTTTACTTTGGTTTTCAAATCAATGGTGGAAATATCTATACATTTAACTACACCTATGGTGTTGGAGACCCGACCTCTACTATAGTCCGCATCGGGCTTGGTCTTTATGTAGCCAGCATTGATACATCACTTTATGGCGACGGTGTTTGGGTTTATTCATTTATGGGTGAACCAGACAATGCAATTAATCACGACCAAACTAAGACAAAAGTACGTGCAATGGGGGAATTAGTCATTCTAAAGCCCACATTTCCAATGGGCTAATACTTGACATATTGATAACGCTCTGATAACATATTGTTAACGAGTGCCTATCAAAGGAGTGTCGAAATGGCAAAGCCAGATTTATCAGAGTTTATTTTACCTAGAAAATGCGTAATTGGCGAACTTTCATTGTCAAAAGAACAATGGGAAAAGTTAAATTTTGCATTAGAACAACCAAATTGTGATATTCAAACAACAACGATTATGGATGTATTGAGCAATTGGGGTCATCCTGTAAAGAGGACAAGCCTTTCAGCACACCGTCGCGGCCAATGCCGTTGTGAAAACAAGTAAGGGACGAGGAACCCATGTCTAAAAATAAAATTGATATTAGCGAATTCTATCGTCACCGTCTTGAACCAAAGACCGTAGAACCAGAGGATTTAACAGAACTCTGCAAGAATATTGCCAAGCGCAAGCCAGGCAAGCCAACAAAGCCAACCGGCGACAAATCAATGCTTGTCCTTTTAAGTGACTGGCAGGCTGGTAAAAGCGAGGGTGGCGGGAGTGAAATGATTGCAGAACGAATCATTGCATTCCAGGACCGCCTTGTACAGCGTTTAAAAGACCTTAAAAAGATTGGTCATGAAATTAACACTGTATATGGCATTGGTTTAGGTGACCTTATTGAGCAATGCTCAGGCCACTATGACATGCAGGCTTTTAATACAGACCTAGACCGCCGAGAACAAATGCGATTGGCACGACGACTTGTTATGCGCTTTGTTGACCTTATGGTTGATGAAGGATACAACGTTGTTCTTGGTGCCGTACCTGGTAACCACGGTGAGAACCGCAATTCCATGGGTAAAGCATACACAACTTGGACCGACAATGATGACTTAGCCATTTTTGATGGTGTAGCAGAAATCATTAGTCACAATTCGGCACGTTATGGCAACGTAGAAATTCCTCTAGGTGCTATTGCAAATGACCTAACTATGACACTAAATATTTCAGGTATTACCTGTGGTTTTGCTCATGGTCACAGTTTTCGCAATGGTGGAAGCAAGAACTGGATTAAGACCAATGGTAGCATTGGTAAGATTGAATCTTGGTGGCTTGGTCAAGCAATGGGTCGTCAACCTATTTCAAATGCAGACATTTTATTCTGTGGTCACTTGCATCACTTTGTAGCATCAGCCGCTACTGGAAGACAGGTATTTATGTCCCCAGCAGCAGACGGTGGCTCTTCATGGTACACTGCAACATCGGGCTCTAGTTGCCCTCCTGGCATGCTTACAATGCTGATTGGAGAGGGTTGCGGTCCATTTGGTTGGAGCGACCTAGAAATTCTTTAATGAAGCGCAATAAAGAACCACAGAATGTAGAGATTGCACGTAGGATTAACCTACGAAAGAACGCTGCGGATAAATACATATGGTTGCCATGCATTGTGTGTGGCGACCTATGTCCGCAACAGTTTGAAGGCGCGTTTGCTGACTGTGATGAAGTTCACGTAACTTGCAAATACGAACCGGAATATCCTGCTCTTGCTAGAAAATTAAAAAAAGAACGAGCAGAAGCAATGAAAACTTCTTTATTTTAGACTTAGGCTTAACCATGCTTCTTCCGGTGAAATGTTTGATTGTATCCAATTTATACGTTGAATAGGCGTAGAACCACCCCAAACACCATGTTCAATCTTTTGTTCAATGGCGTATGTGTGGCAGTCATATTTGACAGGACATTCATTACAAACGTTAATAGCACGCTGAATAAGTGCTGACTGGCCTCTTCCTGGAAAGAAATTAGGCATGTCTTTGCCGTTGCAAAGTGCTTCTGTATAGAACGCCGGTCTTGTTTCCCGCAACAGTTTAATAAACTGCATGATTTCGTAATCTGTGTAGTCAAACATTATTTAGTAGTCCATTCGGTAACGTGCATTCTTGCTTCTATAAGCGCTGTACCTCTTGTTGCTACTGTTTCTTTCCAACCACAAATACATTTGATGTCAAACTTGTTTTTATTAAAAACAATGTCTGCGTAATGTTTCGTAGAGCGTGTAAATTGGGTGTTTATTCTTCCCATGACCATTTCCTTAATCCTCGTTTGTGTGCTTCTTCGGGATTATCGGTAATCATTGTGTGACAGTAACGGCAAACGGCCATAAAGTTACTCCAGTCATCATCAATAATTTTTCCACCAACACCGCGTGGCAATATTTCGTGTACATCTACAGATACTATAGCACAATTATTATCCCAATGTGCTTCACATACAGGGAATTTTTCTAAAAACTGCGTGCGCAATTTTCTGCGCTCAATATAAATCTTCTTCATTTTTAAGGAACGGGGCGACAGCGATTTATTCGCGGTCAGCCCCGTTTTGCTTTTTAAGCCCTTGTTTATTTTTAGAGGCGTGCCCCTCTTAAGTCCCTTTGAGGTTTTAAGAGGTTTACGGCGTTCCACTTAATCTATGTGTTGCTGCTGCGAATCAATAATCGCAATGAGGCGGTGGGCCTGATTCAGTTCATATTCAAGTTCTGCAACTTCGTCTTGAAGGTCACGGACCATCAATTCTAGTTCTTTGATATAAACCTGCAATTCATCTTCGTACATTAGTTACCACTTTCTCGGTAGGATGCCATAAGGCTTCTAAGTGACTCTAATCGGCTTCTGACCGACATAAGGGCTTGACGGCAAGCATCATGTTTTGCTCTTGCACTCTCCATCCTCATGCGTTCTTCGCTTGTTTCAACGGTAGCAATATCTTCTGCCATATCTGCAGTCATTTTTTTACCAGTTGAATCACCCGTAACTCTTGCCGTAAGCCGACTCTTAGCAAAAGCAATCTTAAATTCTGATTCAGCAAAACCGAACTCGTCCGCCGTTACAGCAAAAGACTGTGTAATGTCTTCCATCTGGTTAATAGAACGGCGCATAGCATTTTCAATGTGCTGATAACTAAGCGGTATCGAGTAATCGGTCTTGTCGTCCATGCTTAGAAATCTTCCTCAAGCGTGTTGTAGTTTGATTCTGTGTTGCGTTGATTCTTTTCAATGTTTACTGTTGCGAATCGGAGCAAAGCGCCCACGTCATCTGCAACGACCTGAACTGCTGTTCCTTTTGTTCCGTCCTTACGTTCAAAGTCCTTGACTTCAAGACGGCCGGTAACAATTACTCCAGCACCTTTTGCAAGAGAAGCGTGAATGTTCTCTGCAGTTTTGCCAAAAGCAACTACGTCATAGAACGATGTGTGTTCACGTTCTTTTACCCTGCGAGTTGATGCTACGCCAAACATGACGCGTGCAAGTCCTGTGTCACCAAATTTTAGTTCTGGTTCACGGGTAATGTTACCTGTTACTGTAATAGTTGAATCCATTTTTATTCCTCCTAGTTCTGTAATGCTTGTAGTTGTTCGATAACTTGCTTGGCTTCGTCAAAGGTCAATTGTTCCAACTTAGGAATCTTTCGACCTGCAACTCCGTCAATAAAGTCAAACATCTGAGGGTCTTCCCAATTAAGGGTCTTGTGACTGATAGCCCAAATCATACGGGTCATCTTCTCAGTTGCCATGTTATTGCTATTGTTGTTACTTACTGGGCGATTCGCTGCTGTGGCAACTGCATCTCCTAGACTTTGTTGTGCAGGCTTTGGTGAAGCCTTTGGTGCTGGTTCTGGCTTAGACATTGTAGACTGCGTTGATGCATTGCCGTCATCGTCCTCATCGGCCACTAGACCAAGCACGGCGCAATAACTATAACGACGAGCATAGGTCACGCTTGAACCTAATGCCTGAGACGTGTCATCCTTGCCAAGGTGCAAACGCATGTCGTGTGAAATGTATTGTCCTGAAGAATGAATCAAGTAAGTCGTGAGAATGTCACGACCCTCAAGGTCAATCCCAATGAACTGACTAACAGCCAATCCGTGCTTTGCAAGAACTGGACTTGCTGAGGCAACAACCTCTGGCAAACCCGCATACTTACTCTTGAAAAATGGGTTTACAGAACCCTTGGGAACGGCAGAGAATTCTCCCTGTGCGCTTACAAGTGCAACTGCTAATTCGTTAATCTCATTACTTTTACTCATATTTTTATTCCTTTCTTTAGAGGTGACTAAATACTATCACGTGTAGATAGCACTGTCAAATACTATTTTGAAATTCCTCGTAGGGTGCGAGCACCCGGACGAACCTTCTTGTACTGCTCAAAAATCTCTGGTGCTTCCTTCTTAATACGGTCGGTGTCAAGAGATTCAACGTCTTTGCCAGCCTTATATGAAAGTATAGCATTTCCATCTACCGTAGCAAATTCAGCGCTTCCAACCAATTCAATGATTTTGGCACGTAAATCCTTACGGATGCTGTCTGCTTCTTCTGCTTTAGCCTTTGCTTCACTAAATTCTTCCCACAATGATTGAAGTTCTGAGCCACCTTCGTAACCAGTTCCAGTTTCATGACGTGGATAACGCTGACGTTGGGCTGTTTCTGTTGCTTCGCTACCATCGGTTGCGGGTGCAGTTCCGGTTTCCATAAGGTGCCAAAACTGTTGCTCTGCAATAACCATGTTCTCAGCAATTTCTGTATCCCATTCCATTTCACGAACCTGAAGACCTGAGCCACCAAGTAAACAGGCAAATGTAATTGAAGTTATTCCTGTAACAACACCATAGTGATATCCCTGAAGCATGTAACTTTGTGGAATTTGATTGTTAGCCCACGCCCCAGGGTTCCCTGGAGATGCAAGACCAGCAGTTTTTACTTCAAGGATGCCTAATATATTTGGTGGTGCATAATCAAAACGCCAAGTCTGAACAGTGCCAGCAGGGAATTCATCGCTAGGTTCAACAATCAAAAAGTCAAGGTTAGCAAACATAAATTCACGGTCTTCTTCTTCCGACCATAGAATTACGGGCCACTCTACAACTGCTTTATTATTTTCTTCTGCGTAGAACTCTGCAATTGGACGTTCAAACTTATGCCCTATACGTGTTGCTTCGTTACCTACAAATTCACGCTCAACAATGTTGGACTTCTCAGCCCACAATGCGTATGCGCTCTTGTACTTATTGACACCGCAGACCGTACCGGCATCTGAACCACCGATACCGCCTTCACGTGCCTTAAGCCATTCTTCCTCACTCATATCCCAAACAGGGATAACTTTTACTTTATTCATTACTTCCTCCTTTTATTTACGAATTTATTTTAATTGTCCTTGCGACACCATCTTGAAAATCAATCTTTCCGACTTCTCGGAGTTCTTGACAAACATTATACACAGTTCCAAGGGGGATACTTGTTATTAAAGAAATATCTCTATAACTTGGCCCGTATGCATTTTTAGTGTACCACGTTTTAATGGCTTCAAAAACAGATTCTCTATTTTGTACTTGAGCATTAATCCTCATCAGCAATATATCCTTCCGGTGTAACAGTGTTGGCAAGAGCAATAACACGGTCATAAATTTCCGTGTAAAGACCATCTGTTTCTTTAATTTTCTCTAAAGCCTTAGAACGACCATTAGCAAATTGCTCGCCATCGTAGTAAATCCACGCACCACGACTTTGCAAAACGCCAAAATCAATAGCACAATCCAACAATGCATTGGCTTTTGGAACTCCAACACCATATTCAAGGTCAAATTCAGCCTGTTTAAACGGAGAGGCTACTTTGTTTTTTACAACCTTTACACGAGTACGATTAGCGGTTGCTTCGTCACCTTTTTTAATAGTCTGAATACGGCGAATGTCTAGGCGAACAGACGAGAAATAGGGCAAAGCCTTGCCACCCGGTGTATACTCACTCGGCCCATACATCTTACCAATAGATTCACGAAGTTGGTTAATAAAGATAACTAATGTACCGGTCTCGGATGTAATGGCGGTCATTTTGCGAAGTGCTTGACCCATTAAACGTGGTTGAAGTCCAACGTGATGGTCTCCCATCTCTCCTTCAATTTCAGCACGGGGAACCAAAGCGGCCACAGAGTCAACAACAACAAGACCAATCTTTCCACTTTCAATAAGACGACGAGTGATTTCAAGACCTTGTTCGGCATTCATTGGTTGAGAAATAAGAAGTGATGGTAAGTCAACACCAACAGCCTTGGCGTACACAGGGTCTAGTGCGTGTTCAGCATCAACGTAGGCACAAGCCAAACCCATACCCTGAGCCTCTGAAATAACATGCAAAGCAAGAGTTGATTTACCTGATGAGGGGGGTCCGAAGAACTCTACAATGCGACCTTTTGGCAAACCGCCAACGCCCAATGCCATGTCCAATGGAAGAATACCCGTAGGTATAACCTCTACTGGTACAATTTGCGATTCATTCAAACGCATGATTGAACCTGCACCGAACTGTTTGTTAATTTCACCAAGAATTGCTTCTAGGTCTGTGTTGGCTGTAGTTTTTTTTGCCATAACTTCCCTTCTGTTAAAGATGTTGCAAGTGTATCAGAACATGTGTTCACGTGTCAACCTTATTTGCTGTTGACAACAAAGTTTTTTTCGGCTACAATTAACTCCCTATGGGAAAGCCAAATATAAATCTAAATTACGCTATTGTTGTGGGGGAGAGAATCCTTGTTAAATCTGCATACAGTGAAGAGTTTGTTAAAGACTGTAGAGCAATACCAGGAAGGCTCTGGGAACCTACAGAAAAAATAAACATCTTTCCTGTTTCTAGTGTTGAGTTTGTTAGAGAATTAGCCTTTAAATGGAACATTGATTTGCCCCGTTCTATTGCGGGCACGTTTGAATCAAAAGAACGTAACTATCAAGTAGAACTTCTTGAAGACCAAATTGTCATTTCATTTGATTATTCACCTAAAATTATTGAGGCCATTCGTTCTCATGTTCCTAGGGCCAAGTGGAATTCCAAGGAACGTTTTTGGTCGGTGGGCACTGACTATATTTTTAGTGTCCTCAGTTTTGCAATTAAATTCGGACTAAGTGTTGAGCCTAAACTTCTTGAAGAAGCGCACAAAGTTAAGCAAAAACTTGATGAAATGAAGATTGCATCGTCAGCCCTTGATGCAGACATTGAAATACCAGGCATAGCAATACCCCTTCTGCCTTACCAGCGTGCTGGCGTGGCCTACATGAACAGGGTGCGCAAAGGAATCATTGGAGACCAACCTGGATTAGGTAAGACTGCACAGGCTATTGCTACAGTTTCATTAGATAATTCTTTTCCTCTTATTGTTGTTTGCCCTAATACATTAAAAATTAATTGGCAACGTGAAATAAAAAAGTTTTTTCCAAATTTGACCACTTCAATACTTTACGGTGGAAAGTCTGTTGACATTCCACAATCCGATGTAATCATTTGTAATTACGACATTTTGTTTCAACGTAATGATGACATTATTAAACACGGATTTCAATCGTTAGTTGTTGATGAATCACATGCTATTAAAAACGGACAAAGAAAGAGCAGTTGTCCGAAGTGCGGAGCGACAGTGAAGTCCAACACCGTGAACTGTGGCGCCTGTCAAGCCCGCAGTATTCGACCAATTGAATCGTGGACAGTAAAGCGCACAGAAGCAGTAATGCGTTTAGCAAAATTGCAAGGACCAAACGACCTGACGTTACTGTTGACGGGAACCCCGATTACTAATCGCCCCGACGAACTTATCCCGCAGTTAGAAGCCATTGACCATTTGAAAAATTTTGGTGGGGCTTGGCGTTTTAAACAACGTTATGCACCCAAGCGTGGTATGGCTATTAACACCAAGGAACTTAACGACAAACTTCGTGAGTCATGTTTTGTTAGGCGTATGAAGTCTGATGTGTATGGAGAATTGCCACCGCTTCGTAATGCTGTTCAATACATGGAAATTAGTAGCAAGCAAATGGCTTGGTACAAAGACATTGAAGATGATGTTGTTGAGTATTTCGCTCAACGTGCCCGTGATATTGCCGAGGAAGAAGGCAGTGATGGAACCGATGCTTATTGGCACAAAAAGATTACATTGGAGATGGCTCGTAGCCTTGTTCACATCACCGGTCTTCGTGATGCTGTATCAAAAATTAAATACGATACTTGCATTGATTGGATTGATAATTTTCTTGAATCCGGTGACGGCGAAAAAGTAATTGTATTTGCCGAACACATAGAATTTGTAGAAAAACTTTTTGACCGCTACAAAGATGTAGCCGTAAAGATTCGTGGTGGTGTTTCAGTCGAAGACCGACAAAAGGCAGTTGATAAATTTCAAAATGACCCCACATGCAGAGTGTTTGTTGCTAACATGTCATCGGCCTCTGAAGGTTTGACTTTGACTGCGGCTTCAGATGTGGTATTCTGCGAACTGGGATGGACACCAGCCTTGCATGAGCAATGTGTATCACGTGCCTATGGGCGTGTGAATGACATGCATGGTGCAACGGCGTGGTATCTTTTAGCCCCGAATACTATTGATGAGGATATCTATGGTTTGTTGGAAAAGAAGAAGAGGATTGTAAATTCCGTAACTGACGGAGTTGATATTGAGGGAGAGGGAAGCGTTGTGAGTGAATTGGTTAAAACCCTTGCTGGTCGGGGGTTGAATAAGTGACGATAAAACGTTATTCAAAGGACGGGCGTTTAGTGCTGTCCGAGTTAAAATTTGGTACAAGCACGCTTATCGGCGATGCTACAGAGGACACCGCCATTGGTGCCCCAGTATGGATTCTTACTCATAATGAACTATCTAGTCGGGCTGTACGCCTCTGGATGTACATGAGAGGGGCCTTAAACGGCGTTTTGAGCATTCCAGGTACTAGTCATAGGTCAATCGCCACATTGCTAGATGTAAGCGATTCTACGGCCGAGAGGACCATCTATGAACTTCGTGATGCTGGTGCCATTCATGTCGTTCCCACCTTCTTTGAGGGTCAACAACTGGGTAACATTTATTACCTCTGGCCTGCTCAACCCGATGGGGGGGTCATCACCAGTGAGGTGGGGGGGTCCTCACCAGTGAAGAGCGGTATAATTAATACTAATATTAATACTAATACTACGCAAGATTCTGCTACACCACAAAAACGTAACAAATCTAACTACACCGAAGAGTTTGAAGCAGTGTGGAAGATATACCCACGGCGCATTAATAAAGCCGGTGCTTTTAAGGCCTACACAGCAACACTTCGCAAAGGTGTTGAGCCATCGGTTTTAATGATTGCTACAAAGAACTATGCATCTACTCGCATTGGTCAAGATGAAACGTACACGCTTCACGGTCAAACATTTTTTGGCCCCACAGAACGCTGGCGTGATTTTGGCGTTAATGCGGATTCCGTTGTTGCTGTTCACGAACTTACCGACGAGCAGATGATTTCGGCACGACTTTACGAAGATTTTGATAATGATTCAGAATCACTACTTGACAACCCTGCTAAAAGCGGTTACAATCGTCCTACCAACGCTAAAGGCGAATTGGTTGATATCAATGGAGTACCTTACGCACTTGATGCTCAGGGCCAACGCCGTTCTATGAACTATTGGAAATAAGAGAGAGGCAGGGAGTCGTAATGAGTGAGATTAAAATACCCCATGATTCAGTAGCAGAGGAATCGTTGCTTGGTGCAATGATGCTTTCTGCAGAGGCTTTGATGGTTGGCATTGATACATGTCGAGTAGAGGATTTTTACAATCCACGCAATGCTCGTATCTTTGGTGCTTTGTGTCGTTTGTTTGGTCAAGGTATTGTTGCCGATGCTGTAACCATTTCTGCGGAGATGAACGACAACGAGATTATTCCAACGCTTGTCAACATGACACTTAACGTGCCGTCATCATCCAATGTTGGACAGTATGGTGCCATTGTTTCAAAGCACAGTTCAGCACGTTCTTTAATGCAGAACCTTGATGAAGCCAATTCAACTATTCGTCAAGGCGGAGACCCATATTTGGTTGCTGATAGTCTTACAAAGATTGCCTCTAGCATTGGAACCGTTCGTTCAACTGAGCCTGAGGCAATGACCATGGCTCAACTTGAGGCCAACGCTGATGCTATTGCACCCGTTGTAATTCCAGGACTTATGAATCAAGATTATCGTACCATTGTGGTGGGTGAAGAAGGTTCCGGTAAGTCACTACTTCTTCGTACGATTGCCATGTCTGCTTCTCAGGGATTTCACCCGTTTAGCCATCAACGCATTCGACCTGTTCGTGCTTTAATTATTGACCTTGAAAACCCTACACAGGCCATTACCCAGACCGGAACACCATTTATGGACATGCTTCAAGCACGTGACCCAGAAGGATTTGACGGTGAACGTCTTAAGTTTTTCCGCCGACCTGGGGGCATAGAGATTCGCCGATTGTCTGATAAGGCTGAAATTCAGCGTGAAATTGCCTCACACCGACCTGAATTGGTCTGTATTGGGCCTATTTACAAGATGTACCGCCGAGGTTCTAGTGAGACTTACGAAGATTCGGCTGACGAAGCAATGGCAATTTTGGACGAATTGCGCATGAAATATGGCTTTGCACTTGTCCTAGAACACCATGCAGCCAAGGGAAAAGCCGGTGAAAAGCGTGATTTGAGCCCTATGGGGTCTCAAAGATGGATGGCTTGGCCTGAGGCGGGCATTTCCTTGTATAAGGACAACATGGATGGTACAATGTTACATGTAAAGCGTTTCCGTGGAGACCGCCTTTCGGGTATCGAATGGCCTGACAGGATTATCCGAGACCGTACTTGGCTCGTTGAAGGTATTTGGGATTGATATGACAGTAGTTGTGGCTTATACAAATGAATTTGGTTGTGGCATGGCTTTTGACTCTGCCGTGGGCGACGAAGATGCCGTCCTCATTTCGTCAACCCCAAAGGCTTTTATTCATGCTGGCAACGGCATTATAGGTGCAGCCGGTTCCTGGCGCATCATAAATCTGCTCTCCAAACTGGAGAAAAGAAAATGCACCCCCGACACTATTGTGGGGATGCTTAAAGAAATCAAGGGCGAAGATGATTCTGTGAAGGATACAGAAATTCTTTGTGCTTGGCCCGATAGCCCTCTAGTTATCATTCAAAATGATTTCTCGGTGGTTGCGGTGGATTCGCCGTTTTTGGCGATTGGTAGTGGTTCCCCCTATGCGCTCGGATACCTTGAAGGTTGCGAAAACGTAGGCCCAGATGAACTAAGTTGCGCCGTGGAAGTAGCAATTAAATACTCCCCGTTCGTGGCTGGCCCAGTAAAAAATCTTTACTGCGGGTCGAAGTAGAAAGAGTAATTTGAAGTACTTATCTATTCTTACAATTGCAATTGGTCTAAGTGTTTTTACTACACCAACACCAGGGGCAAGTGATACAGTAAGCACAACAAGCACAACGGTTGTAGGCCAGTCATGGAATCCACCGTCTTTATCAACAGCGCCAGTTATACCGCCGTCTTTAATTAGTGGTAACATAACAACTACAACTGTTGAAAAAGTACCGCCTCTTGTATCGCCAGAGATTATGGCGAAGTGGCAGAAGGTTGCGCAGTGCGAAACAGGAAACAATTGGCACGCAATGGGTAGTATGTACCAAGGTGCATTAGGAATTCTTGTTTCAAATTGGTATTCGTTTGGTGGGTTTAAATTGTTTGGTCCGTTGTATGATGCAACACCTGAACAACAAGTATTTATTGCAATAAAAATACAGGCAAGTGCCGGTATTCCAGATTATGTCCCAGACCAATATGGTTGCGGACGTGGGTGGTAAAATAATGAAGGGAGATAAAAATGAATTTTGATGAATGGTTACAGTACGGAATAGAAAATGGTTTTTGTACCCCTCAATTCTGTTCAACACATGACGGAACTCCGTTGCATCCAACGGAAGAACGTGCGTGGGAAGAGGGTGGAGACCCTTGTACACACATGGTTCGATTGGGAACGTTGTCAGATTGGGAATTACCAGATTGGTATTTTAACGACAACTTTACTATTGGTGGTTTAAGTTGATTAGACCATGGCAAAAAGATGGGGCATGCATCAATTCAAACGTTGATTTTTTTGCTAAAAAAGTAAATAATATTGCAGTTGTAATTTGTAGTGAGTGTCCTGTTTCTGAGGAGTGCAAAGAATACGCAATTGTTAATGAGTATTTTGGTTACTGGGGAAACACAACGATGGAAGATAGAATTGAAATTCGCAGAAGTCGTGGACTGCCCGAACCTTTTGCTTTTGCAAAGATGCCAAAACAAAAACCAATGCCACCAGTAAGTGATGTTATTATTTACAACGATAGAGAAGTAATTATAAAACATGGCACCAATTGGGGTTATGAGCAACATTTAAAATTTAAAGTTACACCTTGTGATATTTGTACAGAAGCACGTGCAAAACACATGAGGGAATACCGACAACGCAAATACGAGGAGATGTTAAATGTTTCATAGAAAAAAGAATCGCAAACTTGAAAGCATGAAACGTCACCCCAGTTACGTTGCACCTCTTGAAGTTACTAAAATTAATAATTCAACATTTTATGTGAATACTTCACGTTTTAGGAGAGATAGCGCATGAGTGATGAAGAATTTTGGGCAGAACAATACCCGGATAAAAAAATTCCAGGTAGTGCACAACCAGAAGAAGGCAAGTGCGGTGCAAAAGTAAAAAGCAAAGAACTAAAAGAACTTGGCATTACTCGTTACTGTTTTAAGACTGCCGGAATGGGCACACCTCACCTTGGTGAAGGCAAGTGCAAGTGGCACCTAGGCAACACACTTAATCACGTGCGTGCCGGTGTTCAGATTCAGATGACAAAGGAATTGCAAACGCTTACAGAGCGTCTTGGAGAACCTGAGCCAATGGGACCGCCAGAAGTTGAAGCGTATCAACTTGCTTCTAAGATGAAAGCATGGACTCTCATTCTTGAAGAAAAAATGAGCGAACTAAATGGCATTCTTGAGGTGACTGACAAGGCTGGCGTAGAACATGTGCGTGCCTTGATTGAGGTCATGGAACGTGCTTGGGAACGCTATCAGGGCGCACTAGAGTTCATGCTTAAGTACAACTTGCATGAGCGCATCGTTGCATTAGAGGAACGTCAGGCTAATTTGATTGGTGCGGCTTTTATGAGCATCATTCTTAGCCAAGACATGAAATTGTCAGAGGCGCAGATTAACACTGCACGAACCATGTTCTCTGCTTCCATGTCAGAAATGTCTAATGACCTTGAACCTTCTTGGGCTCAGGTTATTGATTCAGATGTTGTTGAATAAGAGTCAAACAAGCCAAGCAGAAATCCCCCGCCAAAAGGCGGGGGATTC